CGCACCGAATCACCTGCGTATAATCTGGAGGGTCCCAAATGTCAACCCCCCAGACTGTTGTATTTATGCCACATAGTCTCCCCAATGGGCGTCCTTGTCAAATTCGCCCTTGTCAACACCTTCCTGAAACAGCTTGTCAATTTGGCTCATGTGCCACCGTATTGAGTATTCACGGGCAAGGGCCATTGCGCCAGCTTTACTATCTGTCAGGCTGTTGGGGAAGTACTCTTTGCCCGCCTTGGTTGTCACGGCCCACTTGCTCTCGTGTTCGATATATCCAGCTTTGTATTTCATTGGTTCGTTCCTCTCTTGCTATACATACACAATAGCATTTGATTCGCCCTAGGTCAACAACAAAATGAACAAATATGTGTTGTATTTATGTCACAATGCACTAGAAAATAACACTTGACACAACTTTTTGCTTGACTAGGGAGGCGATTCGCCTAGCCCCACACCGTTGATTCGAACGGTATTAACATTTGCAAAACCGATACAATCAAAAACAATTGTATACCGTAAAGCATTGCGGCGCTTGTATTTTACCCCATGTTAAAGCGACCATACAAGCCACGCACAAGCTCATGTGTAACAATCGGCCTATGTTGGCTCAAACTCACATTCTGCCGCCAATACTAGCAAGGCGTCCGTCAAAGCTGTTGGCAGGTCGCATGGGTCAAACGATTGCCCCGCTATTGTCACCGTGTGCAATTCTATGTTGTTTACTTCAATATGGTCGCTTCCCCTTACGCCGTAATCGGTCGCAATACCCACGGCCATAAAGTCCAGCGTTATATCGTGGGAGTCGTATGTTGCTATCAATTCCATTATTCAGACTCCAATGTGCTGACGTGGTAGCCACCGATGACAGGCACATAGAACCCGTAGCCGTCACGGTCAAAGTAAGTTGCATCACCGAAAAACCATCCAGCAACGAAGATATAAAAAGCAAGCGTGAGTTTGTTTAACATTGTATTAGTCCTTCGTTTGCGTTGTTGTTGTAATATGTATAAGAGATTCGTTAGCTACGGTCAAGCGTTATATTCTGAAAGATAGCCAACTAGGTTCGGGCCTATTGTATAAGGTGACAAAGATATGATAGCCCATTTATTGCTTGCCGTTGCCCTTGCCTTATACTTTGTCGAGCTTGGGGCATATTGGCGAATCTGGTGCTTTGCTTGCGTCAAGCTATCTGATTCAAAGTAGGTGGCGGTTGAGTTGAACGGTTTGAAAGTATACATTATTCCAAGTCCTTGTGTTGTCGTTTCTGTTGCAATCTTTATTGCCTATATCAAAACGATTCGCAAGCGCAAAATGCAATAAAATTAGATTATTTTGTGGGTTGACAAAGGGTGATTCGTTACGCTATAGAATGGGGGATGCCTATTGAAAAAGTTACCTATGCGTTCAACGCATGACTGCTATGCAAAAATAAATAAAAATAATGCTTGCAATAAGTCGAATCAAATGCTAAAAAGTATGTATAGCAACAAGGAAACGAAAAAATGACTAACGAATCAAACATTGAAAAACTAGCCCGCCTCTACACCGAAGAAGGTTTCACTAAAGAGCAAATGGCCGATGCCGAAGTTGCGAAAGTCGGGCGGTTGATGAAATAATAAGAAAAACTAACAGAGGGCCAATGGCCCTCTTTTCGTCGTTAAACTTAGGGGGTTGACTCGCACTAGGCGAATCAGCTATCCTATAGATTCGTGCTGCGATTATTTCAATCGTTGTAACAATTCGTGATGTCGTTTATCGAAAGATAACTTGACTCTCGAAAGATACCGATTCGTATCGAAAGATAACTTGACACTACCTTTTGACACACTTGCGGAACGAATCAGGAACATCCAATGTGTTATATTGTAACACCCCCCCAGTGGAAATAAGGAATACCCCCCAGTGGAAATTAAGAGTTGACCCCCGCAGTGGAAATGCGTAGGGTGATTCTAGTTTAACCCCGCAGTGGAAATAAGGATAAACTAAAGGAGATGGAGTGATGAAGACTAAAATACACGTTAATCAACACGTCATTAGGTCAAACAGTAAAAACAATGAGGACAAACCTTGCTTGACTGTTAAGACATACAAAGATAATATCTACGCACACACAGTGGAAATTAAGGGACCAAGTAAAGTTATATACAGCCCTGACAAACCACTGTCGTGTGGTGCTAAGGTCTGGATTGAGACAGAAGCAGAAGTGATAACTAACTTAGAAACAGGAGAACCACAATGACAATCACATCAGAAGCTAACAACTATGTCGTTGCTATTGAAATGAAGCACGGTATGCAACCGCTGAACACAGGTAAGACCTACAGCATGGCTGATGCTCTAACACGAGCCAAAGAGCTTAACGATACTTGTGAGGCTGAACTAAAGGCCCTCGGTGGAAATAAATTTGTCGCTTACTCTTTAGTGTTTGACACTATGTGATTTATAATGTAGAGTAAGAATCATACACAAACCCTTGTAAAGACTGGAGAATACTTATGACAAATGTAATGACAAAAGAGCAAGTCAAATGCCTCATCAAAGGTAAAGGCTCAAAGATTGCTACAGTGTCCTTCATTAAGGCTGACGGTAGTGTCCGCACTGTAAACGGTTTGTTCAAACCCACTAGCAAGATGGTAGGTTCAGAACGTGGTATGGCTCAGGGTGCAGCTATGGCAGCACGAGGGCAGGTTGCTATCTGGGAGATTGCTCAAGCCAAATGGAAGAGCTTCTATGCTGATCGTGTTGTTGAGATCAAATGACACACGATGACCCACACGATGATGTAAGCCACTGGTTCGGGAGGCCTAAAACATGACACCATTAATCTGTCTTGCTACAGCTATCTACTTCGAGGCCCGTGGGGAACCTGACATAGGTCAGATGGCTGTAGCACAGGTGGTCGTTAACCGTATGGTCGATGACAGGTATCCTGACACTATCTGTGGTGTCGTATGGGAGCCTAAAGCCTTCTCGTTTACCCACGATGGCAAGCATGATCGTATGACACACCCTGAGAGCCGTTCTAAGGCCCTACAGATAGCCAAGTCTACACTTCGTGGGGATGGCTTGGGGATTACCTCTACGCACTACCACACGACTTCTGTGGACCCCTTCTGGAATGAGCATTATTCGCTTGACGGACTGGTGGGTAATCATTTATTCTACACTAACGACACACCTTACAAGTAGGAGACGGACCAATGTCACCAGCACTAGAACGACAGTTAATTGAGATGGGTGTTATCCCTAGCACCCCCCTAGAGGAAATGGCCAGTGTGTCTAACTCTAGGCAAGACCACCTAATGCGTATGGCTAAGGGGTTCTATGATGACCCCCGTGATGAAAATGGAGAGGTAAACTTTTAGTATGACTGATATTGAAGCAACATATGTAGACCACATGGGCAGTGACTTGTCTGTCGTTAATTCGGCACGAGTGTCCTTTGGTAAGAAGTCTGAGGCATTGGGTCACTCTGCTGTTGGTGATGGTCCTATGATCCCTGTGATGCATGAACGTGACATCAAACTGATTAAGTTTCTGGCAAGGGAGAAACATACATCACCCTTCGGTCATGCCTTTGCGTCATTCCATGTTAAGGCTCCAGTGTTTGTAGCACGTCAACTTGTGAAGCATAAGTTCCTACGGTGGAATGAGATCAGTCGTCGTTATGTGGACAGTGAGCCTGAGCTATACGAACCTGCATGGCGTTCCCGTAGTGCTGACAAGAAGCAAGGCTCAGGGGGTCCGATGGAAATTAGTCAAGACAGTGAGATGTTGTTCCATGCTACCTGTCGTAATGCACTGACCACATATGATCGTATGATTAAGGAAGGTGTATCACCTGAGCAAGCACGGTCTATCCTACCACAGAACATGATGACTGAGTGGTACTGGAGTGGGTCGTTAGATGCTTTCGCTGATATGTGTAACTTACGGTGTAAGCCTGACACACAGTACGAGAGCCAACTGGTAGCTAATCAGATTAGTGAAACGATGGCTGGACTGTTCCCTGTATCTTGGGAGGCTTTGATGGGACAAGAAGGAGAGACAGATGGGGGCTGAAGTAAAATACTATGTAGCGGTAGAGACTTATCAGAGGGAGTGGCGAGTGAGCTATGGCGTAACCCGTGCGGATGCTCTCAGTAACGTAGAGATAAGCTTTGATGAGAGAGCAACAGGAGAGGTTGCTACCCTCGCAGAACTGAAAGGAGAGACAGATGAGTGATGCTTTAGTTAAACCGCTGATATGGGAAAGCCCTTGCTCGGCAAACAACCACATTTATCAAGCCCATAGCGCATGGGGAACTTATGGTATTCACGTTTGCGGTGGACGGCATCAGGCTTGGCTTGAAGCCCACGAAAAACCGTATGAACGCTGGCTGGGTGAAGGTTACGTTGGTTCCCTTCTTGAGGCGCAAAGACAGGCTGATGACCATTACCACACTCAAGTCCTATCCCTTCTGAACCTCGCAGAACTAAGCAGCGTTAGCTGCGCTAACTTGAAAGGAGAGACAAATGCCTAAGCTATATGACCTTGAACGTCCTATCATGGACTGCTGGAACATCATCAACGACTTAGAGACAGTGTTCAAGCAGGTTGGTGATCGTGAAATAACTGAGGACGAACTGATGAACGCCCTGATGGGTATGCGTCAGTTGTATGATTGGAAGTTTGAACAACTGTTTGACTTGTATGAAGCTGTAGGTAGGGAGCAACGTGATGGATGAAGTTGACATAGTATCCATGTGTGAGAGACTGGCGTATAAATACAACAGTGATCGACACAGGCAGGACTTAGAGATGGAGGGTGTGCTAACGTGCTATGAGATACTAGCACAGGAACCTGATGCACACCCAGCGAAGCTCTATCGTGAGGCTAAGAGGCGTATGCACGACTACCTTAACCTTGATACACAACCTGTCGCTATCCCTAAGCACAGTCGATCACGTAGGCTTACACGTAACATCGACGACAGTGATGCAGGGGATATGTCTGAGGAAGGCTACGACTGGCTAAAGGCTGTTCTGTCGTCCTCTAACATACCCTACGACGAAGACTACGGGGTGTGTGACAAGGATCATGTCGTTGAATACGAAAGGAAACAACATGGTGAACACGTAAGAACTGTTGCAACAGAGGTACTTTCCCCAACTGAGTTGTGCATAATTAAACTCAGGTATTACCAAGATTTGTCACAAGATGACGTATCTATAGTACTTGGGACTAACAAGATGTGGGTATCACGACACGAAAGAGCCGCACTTGATAAGCTAAGGAAAGGACTGATGTAACAATTCGTGATGTTACAGATTCCAGAAAATGTCCCTATAAGCAAGTGTAGGGGTAACGTAAGTATTAACTTAAGTGTTGACTATGGTTTTCACTATCTGTAGTTAAAACAACATAAGTTAAACATAAGTGAGGACACAAGCTATGAGCTTTGAGGATCGTATTAACCTTGATGGTCGCCAACCTGTAGTGCTAGAGGACGACAGGATTAACTCTACTGACTATGACAAATGGGTAAAGGAGGGACTGTCGTTAAACAAAGACTACTCTGATTACAAGTGGCGCTTGGGTGATTGGTGGAACAAAGGACACAAATACGGTGAACGTAAGGAACTTGTAGATAGTGACGACTGGGATGGCCCATCATACTCGACCTGCAAAAACACTGCTGCGGCCTGTTCTACTTTTGAAAAGGCCCGACGTCGGGCCAATCTCACGTTTGGTCATCACTTGGAGACAAACGATCTCCCCAAGGAAGAACAAGACAAACTTCTGGACGAGTGTGAACGTGAGGGCCACTCTATTCAGCGCCTTCGTCAACGTGTCAAAGAGGTCAAATCTTTTTTGTCGCAAGGCTGGACGCAAAGTCAGATGGACCGTCGCCGTAAGATAGAAAAGGGTGGTGTAGCACTAGCAAACCTAAGCAAAGGTGATGACGGAGAGCCTATCGACAGTGCATTGCTGTATTGGGCAGAGGCTGAGGGTCGTGACCAAAAGATCACCCGTGGCACTGATTGGGGTAACCCTTTTGTTATTGGTGAAGATGGTGATCGTGAGACTGTCATTGAGAAATACAGCAAGTACCTTGAGATGAAGGATGGCCTGTTGCACCGACTTAAGTCTGGCGAGTTGTCTGGTAAACTCTTGGTGTGCTGGTGCTGCCCCGACGGTTGTCACGGCGACATCTTGATGAAGAAAACAAAGGAGGCAAACAAATGATACTGGAAGATTTCGTAATGCTGGGGAAAACAGCCCCAGAGATGGACCGTCAGGGACGTATGACAGTGTGTAGTGCGGGTTGGTCACCAGAGTTGCGTCAGCTAATTCGCATCTACCCCCTCGCAGTGGAAAATGCCCCACCAAACTTCTCTGTGTCTCAGGTTAAGCTAGAGCGGAACCACAAGGATACTCGCCACGAAAGTTGGAAGATTGCTGGTGATCGTGGTGTTGACGTGCATCATAACATCAACTCTAGGTTTGAGGTAAAGCGTATGTTAAATGACTGGAGTGGTCTCGTAGATCAAATACCTGTTGTGTCGTCCATCAAAGATGCAAACGCACGTAGGTTGTCCCTTGCGGTCATACAACCAGATGATAGCCCAGAGTTTTATCTGGAACGGAACAATGCAAGGGAGATTGTAAAGAAGGCAGCAGGTAGTAAGTCTTTCAAGTACACACCAAGGTTAAAGTTCAAGTTGGGTGACAGCAACCACAAGATCAAATACCTCAACCAAGAGGTTTACGATCATATCACACCAACAAGCAAGTCTAACTTTTGGAAGATCAAGAATAGGTTCAAGGGCAACCCAAAGCTGTTGGTTGGCAATATGTTTGCCTATCGCAACAACTGGTTGGTTATCGCAGGTCTTGGCTAATGGCTGAACACGGACACCAACCCTGCCCCTACCAATCGTGTGGCTCTTCTGACGCCTTTAGCTATAACGCTGAGGGATACGGTAAGTGTCACGCCTGTAACAGAGGCTACCCGTCCAAAGAGCTTATGTTCGACTGGGCAAAAGAGAAGTACCCAACAAAAGGAGGTGACGATTATATGTCGTTTACACCAAAGCTGATCGAAGATATATCAGAAGGTGAGTATGTCAATATGCGTGGCATCAACACCAAGACGATGGAAGACTTCGGTGTACTAACATACGATGACCGTCAGGAGTATGTATACCCTAGCGGTGGAATTAAGGTTCGCAAGCTGTCAGAGAAAGGCTTTTACGCCAAGTCAGGTTTCAAGGGTGACGAACTCTTTGGTATGAACCTGTTTACTGCTGGTAGTTCTAAGATGGTTACAATCACTGAGGGTGAACTAGACGCCCTGTCAGTGGCTCAGATGCTCAAGAGTGGCTACACTAACCCTGTGGTGTCTCTACCGTCTGCTACACCGTCTAAGAAGCTCTGGGAGAACTGTGCGGACTGGCTCAATAGCTTCGAGAAGATCATCCTGTCGGTAGACAATGATGACGCTGGTAATGCTCTTGCTGACCGTGTGTCTAAGTTGTTTCCTAACAAGGTCTATCGTGTTGACCATCGACCATACAAAGATGCCAACGAGTTTCTACAGGCTGGTAAAGCTGCTGACTTCAAGGGTGCATGGTGGAACGCACGTAAGTTTACACCTGAGAACGTTATGAACAGCACACAGGACTTCTTGTCGTTGTACAAGGACACGCCTGAGCATCAGTACGTTAAGACAGGTATCCAAGCACTAGACGACAAAATCCTTGGTCTCATGCAGGGTCACTTCACAGTGATTAAAGCACCGACAGGCATCGGTAAGACTGAGATCATGCGGTACTTGGAATACAATATGCTACAAAAGAAAGTACCCATTGCAGCATGGCACTTGGAAGAGACTAAGCTACGGTCATTGCTTGGGCTTGTGTCATACGAATGTAATGACAACCTGACCCGTCGGGACTTGATCGAAGAGAAAGGTGCTGAGGATCAAGTCATAGATGCAATCGGCAAGCTAACTGCTGACGAAAACTTCTATCAATTCTACCTGAGTGATGGTCAAGGTGCTGACGATCTGATCGACCAGATACGTTACTTTGCTGTAGCTTGTGGCGTTAAGTTTGTGTTCTTCGAGCCTATCCAAGATGTTCTTGTTGGGTCGTCAGAGGAAAGCAAAGAACAGATGTTGGCTGACTTGTCAGTACGTCTATCCAAGCTGTCTGCTGAGTTGAACGTAGGTATCGTGACAATCGCACACACTAATGATGATGGGCAGATGAAATACTGTCGTATGATCGGACAACGTGCGTCTGTTATCATTGACCTTAAGCGTGACAAGGAAGCTGATGATCTACAGGAACGCAACACAACGTACCTGTCTATCGAAAAGAACCGCCCATGCTCTGAGGAAGGCAACGCAGGGATGATGCGGTTTAACACTGAAACATTTACACTAAGCGAGGTACATTAGTGACAACAGTATTCGACATTGAAACTGACGGTCTATTAGATGAGTTGACCAAGATTCATGTCCTGTCTTGGTCTAACGACATGGGTGAAGTTAAGCATACCCATGACTACGATGAGATGCGGTATGTATTGCTCAACAGTGAAACTCTGGTAGGCCACAACATTATCCGCTTTGACATCCCCGCAGTGGAACGTGTGCTTGGCATCAAGGTTACAGCACGTTTAGTGGACACCCTAGCTCTGTCTTGGTATCTGAACCACCAACGACCCAAGCATGGTCTTGAGGGCTACGGAGAGGACTATGGAGTACCCAAGCCTGTCATTAAGGACTGGAACACCCTGACACCAGAAGAGTACGCTCACAGGTGCGATGAGGACGTTAAGATCAACAACCGTCTATGGCGTGACTTGGACATGAAGCTAAACAAGCTATACCAAGACCCTGCGGATAAAGCCAAGCTGGTTGACTATCTCACGTTCAAGTTGGACTGCGCACGGGAGCAAGAGGAACTACAGTGGAAATTAGACGTGGACAAATCTCAAGCAGCCTACGACGAAATCATGGCGTTGAAGGTAGAGAAGGTAGAGCAACTAGCAGATGCTATGCCCAAGAAGATTTTAACAAAGGTGGTAAAGCGTCCAGATAAGTCTTTTACAGCCCGAGGTGACTACACTGTTAGGTGGCTAAAGTGGGAGGCTTACTGCAAGGAATACAAGCAACCAGAAACAACACTGCAATTTGTCGTTAAGACAGGAGAGGAACGTGGGAACCCCAACAGCAACGACCAAGTAAAAGACTGGCTTTACTCATTAGGATGGAAGCCACGGACATATAAATTCTTACGAGATAAGGCGACAGGT